ATCCCGGCGATAACGGTTCCGGAAACCCCGGTGGCCGGGCAGAAAGCGACGGGCAGGGCAGGGCCGGCGATCAGCATCGCCGACGGCGCGGTTCGCATCACGATCCATGCCGCGCCCGGCCAGTCGCCGCGGGAGATCGGCGCGGAGGTCGAGCGGGTGCTTTCGGCCAAGCTCGACGCGCTGGCGCGCGGGGCGTTCTCGGACGGAGAGGGTTGATGGCGGTTCCGATGGCGCTCGGCCCGTTCATGTTCCACAGCCTGCGCTTCGGCTATAACGGTCTGAGGCGCAGCCTCTCGACGCGCTGGGCGGACATCCAGACGGTGGGCGGGCTGAACCGCCTGCAATGGACCGGCGGCGACGACGACCGGGTCGGTATCGAGGGTGTCATCTTTCCGCATGAATTCGGCGGACTGGCTGTGCTGGAAGGCGTGCGCGGCGCGGCGGCGGCGGGAACGGTGCTGCCGCTCATCACGCTGGCCGGCAATGTCTACGGCATGCACGTCATCGAGGAAGTCTCGGAAGACCAGAGCTTTCACGATGCGCTCGGCCGCCCGCGCATGGATGTCTTCCGGCTCGGCCTGAAGCGTTTCACCGGCGGCGGCTTCTCGCCGATCAGCGTCGTGGCTACGCTGTTTGGTTAGCGCTCACGGCCGTTCGCGCCTCCGGCGCTGGCCTGCGCGGGCGCGCCCGAACGCGGGCGGGCTCCGGTCGGAGCCTTGGCCTACGGCCGGAAGAGGTGCTTTATGACAACGATCTACACGACGGCGCAGGGCGAGATGGTGGACGCGATCTGCCGGCGTGAATATGGCGGGGAGAGCGGCTATGTCGAGCAGGTTCTCGACGCCAATCCCGGGCTGGCGGCGCTGCCCGCGCCGCTGCCGGCCGGCACGGAGATCGCGCTGCCCGACCTGGCGAAGGCGAGCGAGGTCGTGCCGGTGGTGAGCTTGTGGGATTAAGGCTTGATCGTCGCCGCGATCCGGTCGGCCTGTGCCTTGGCGGCTTCGACCTCGGTCGGAGACAGCTTGCCGCAATCCTGATCGAGATTTGTTGTGTCGCTTTGGTCGACTTCGGGCGAGCCCGACGAGACGATCACGGCCCGCCATGCGCATGCCTTGATCGGCTTGACCAGAATGGCCCCGTCGCAGCCTGTGGCAAGACAAAAGGCCACGTTACGCTGGCTCTGGTAGTCGCCCTTGTAGGCCTCCGGGAACCATTTCTCGAAGTCCTTCTGGGTTCGCTCACACGTCGCGTCACCGTCGGCGCATGAAGCGCCCATGTAGTCGCCGGCGCTTTCCGCCGCAGCGGGGAGAATTCCCGCAAGCAGGAACGCTGCCATCCATGTCGATCTGTTCATCCTGCCCTCCGCGGTCCCGAAGATGAAAACACCCTCTGCCGAGATAAAAGTCAACGGCAGGCCGATCGCCTCGATCTTCAACGAGCGGCTGGTCTCGGTGACGATCGTCGACAAGGAGGGGGTGACCTCCGACACGATCTCCTGCGAATTGAACGACGGCAACCCCTTCGCGGCAATCCCGCAGAAGGGCGACACGATCACGGCTTCGCTCGGCTATCTGGAGACCGGCGTCGCATTCTTCGGCTCCTATACCTGCGAGGATCCGGAGGTGCGCTGCCTGCCTTACGGGCTAACGGTGAACGGCAAGGGCGCCAATATGCGCGACGCGCTGAAACAGCGGCGGGCGCGGCACTGGGACCAGAAGACCGTCAAGGATATCGTCAGCCAGATCGCCGGCGAGAATGGCCTCACCCCTGTCATCGACGACGAGGTTGGCGACTACACCTACCAATGGTTCGGCCAGCAGGACGAGAGCGACCTGCATGTGGTCGAGCGGCTGGCGCGGCGGCATGACGCGCTGTTTTCCGTCAAGGACGGGCGGCTGGTCTTCGCCAAGAAGGGCAGCGGGCTTTCGGCCAGCGGCAGGGGGCTGACGCCGGTCGTCGCCGCGCCGGGGAACATCGTCGAGGGCTCGTGCCGGGTCACCTTCGCGCACCGCAACCGCTTCAAGAAGGTCAAGGCGCGTATCTACGACCGGCACAAGGCGAAAGAGGTCGAGGTCGAGGCGGAGAGCGACGCCGAGGGGACGGCGGACTATTCCATGCCCGAGCCTTTCGCCGACGCGGGCGAGGCGACCAAGGCCGCCGGCGCCAAGGCGAAAGAGCTCAAGGCGGCGACCATGCGCGCCTCGGTGACCGTCTTCGGCGACCCGACCATCCGGGCCGGCGCGCCGTTTTCCTTCGCCGGCGTGCGGCCGGGCATCGACGGCGTCGCCTTCGTCATCGAGACCGCGACACACCGGATCGCCAAGGGCGGCTACACGACCGACATCGAGGCGAAGCTGAAGCCGGCCTGACCGGCCATCCACGAAATTGACCGCCGGAGGGCTTGATGTTGGACAAATGCACCGTCACCGGCACGATATTGAAGCCGGACGGCTCGCCGTGCCATCCGGGCACTGTCGTCTTCCGCATGTCGAACCGGGATCGCGACGGCGGGATCACCATCATGCCGGCGCCGGTCGAGGTGGCGATCGGCAGCGATGGCGCGATCTCGGTTGATCTGTGGCCGAACTCGGACGGCTATGCCGGAACGGTCTATACGGCGCAGGTTTTGCTGGGCGAGGGCCTGTCGACGGCGCGCCACGCGCCGATCAAGCTGGTCGTTCCGGACGCGGAAACCGCCAACCTGGCGGCGATCTCCGAGCTTGTGCCGCCGGCCAAGGTGGACGATGCGCAGGTCGCGGTCAACGAAGCGCGGGGATACGCTGAGGCGGCGCATGGTGACGCCGTCACGGTCTCGGAGGCGAAAGCCGCCATCGACGGCATGATCGGCAATGTCGATACCGTCGCCGGCCACATCGCCAGCGTGGACGCGCTTGCGGCGAAGGCGGACGTGCTCGACCCGCTGGCCGCCATCGTCGCCCAAATCACGACCGTCGCCGGTATTTCCGATGATGTCTCGGCCGTGGCCGCCATCCATGAAGCGGTCAGTACGCTGGCAGAGAACATTGGCGATGTGACCGCGCTGGCGGCGGCGCTCGCCAACGTCAACACGGTCGCCGGCATCGTCGATGCGATCAATGCTGTAGCCGGCATATCCGCCGATGTGAGTGCGGTCGCGGCGAAGAAGGATGACGTTTCGACGGTTGCCGGTATCGCAGGCAATGTGACCACGGTGGCCGGGGAGGCGACCGAGATTGCCACCGTTGTCGCCAATCTCGCGGCTATTCTCGCCGCACCGGCACAGGCAACGGCTGCGGCGGACTCGGCAACGCTGGCACAGAAATGGGCCGAAGGGACGCTCCCGGGTGGCGCAGGCACCAAGAGCGCGAAGGAATACGCTACTGATGCAGCCGGCAGTGCTGCGACGGCGGCAGCCGCCACGCAGATCGTCTATGGCGTCGACATCTACCACGATCTCGGCGTTCCGACAGGCGGATATTTCGCCGAGCGGCGCGCGCCGAACCACAGCACGCAGGATGCCCTCTACGCGGAAATCATCTCTGGCGAGGTTGGTGGCGAGGTCGATCTCGACATGCAGGTGGATGGCGTGACGGTCTATGGGCCGGTGACCGCAGTAGCCGGAACGCCGGTCGATCTCTCCGGCCTTTCCATCGACATCCCGGTAGGGAAGACGGTTGGCTTCACCGTCATCGCCGTGCGTGGGACGGTCACCGAGTTCTTCGCACAGGCTTATGGAGCGGTCGCATGAGCGTCATTCCCTACATCAACCGGCCCGCGCCCTTCGCGCTGCCGTTCATTGCCGGCCCCGATGGCCGCGCGCCTGTCCAGCATTCTGGCTGGGCGGACGGCAATTATTGGCTTTCCGGTCGGAAATACTCGCAGGCCGGCTATCTTGCCGCTGCCTCCGGTTCCTTCTCTCGCGGCTCGACGGGCACGTATTTCGACAAGGATGGTGTGCTGCAAACGGCGGCGGCGAACGTGTTGCGGGTCGATCACGATCCGGCGACGGGCGCGGCTCTTGGGCTAAGGGTGGAAGGGTCGCGGACGAACGCACTCTACTCGTCGGGAAATCTCTCCGCGTCGCCGTGGACTAGCTTCGGTTCCGATCTCCCGGTGGCAACAGTCAGTCTATCGGCTGCGCCAGATGGAAGTATGAGCGCAACGCACGTAGAATTTCCTGGCCAGAACGGCGAACGCCGGCAGCCACGGAACATGGGTGCGTTCAGCGCTGACCGCGCCGGGTCGCTATGGGCAAAAGGAATAGCGGGTCAGACAGGCAGGTTCTCGATCGCTGGCGACCCGGCTTCATCAAACCCGTCCGGCTTTTTGATTTCGATTTCGGATCAATGGAAACGCTATTTCACCGTATTTGGGATTGGCACCGTCACCAACTTCTTTATCGGACGATGGAGTGTGGATGCAAACTGGACCGAGGCCGATCTTTGGGGCGCGCAGATTGAGGATGCCGGTTTTGCCTCCTCCTATATCCCGACCGGAGCCTCCGCCGCCACCCGCCTTGCCGACGCGCTTTCATACGCCCGCGCCGGAACGGCCGAGGGGACGGTTCTGGTCAAGGCGCGGACGGCGCTGGGCAAGGGTGGAGATCAGGTTCTCTGGCAATGGGATGACGGGACCGAAGACAACCGCTACCGCATTGTCCGTGACGATGCCGGCGATCTCCATGCCATCGTGACGGTCGGAGGCTCGGATGTCGCCGATCTTGGCTTGGGCGCATTGGTCGACGATACCGATTTTAGCGTGGCGCTTTCATGGGCGGCGGCCTCCTTCGCCGCTTCGCTCGACGGTGGCTCGGCGGTGACCAACACG